ACCGGATGGCCGCGATTTTTTTTGCCGTACACGCTCCAAAGCAAAAGTAAAGTGATCTCCGGTCCCACCCACTAATAAATGTCAGCCAATCAGAATGAAGCCTGAAAGCTTCCTTATCTCGATTTTGTCTTTATATACTTGCGTCGCCAAGTAGTTTTATTGCAACATGTGGGACCCATTACTGAACGAGTTTCCAGACTCAGTTCATGGTTTTCGTTGTATGCTGGGTATAAAATATCTGCAGCTTTTAGAAGAGGAGTACGAGCCCAATACTTTGGGCCACGATTTAATTAGAGATCTCATTTCTGTCATTAGGGCTAAGAATTATGTCGAAGCGACCCGGCGATATAATAATTTCCACACCCGTCTCGAAGGTGCGTCGACGTCTGAACTTCGACAGCCCCTATACCAGCCGTGCTGTTGTCCCCACTGTCCGCGGCATAAGCAAGCGTCGTTCGTGGACGTACCGGCCCATGTACCGAAAGCCCAGAATGTACCGGATGTACAAAAGCCCTGATGTCCCTCGTGGATGTGAAGGCCCATGTAAGATCCAGTCGTTTGAGCAGAGAGATGATGTCAAGCACGTGGGTATAGTTCGTTGTGTTAGTGATGTGACCCGTGGGTCCGGTCTGACTCATAGAGTAGGGAAGAGATTTTGCATTAAGTCTATTTGCATTTTAGGTAAAGTATGGATGGACGAAAACATCAAGAAGCAGAATCATACTAACAATGTTATGTTTTTCTTAGTTCGTGATCGTAGGCCTAGATAGGCCTTATGGCAGCCCAAGTGATTTTGGCCAGATTTTTAACATGTTCGACAACGAGCCTAGTACAGCTACAATCAAGAATGATCTCAGAGACCGTTATCAAGTGCTGCGTAAATTCAGTGCAACTGTTATTGGTGGTCCTTCTGGATGCAAGGAACAGACTTTGGTGAAGAGATTTTTTAAACTTAACAATCATGTCGTCTATAATCATCAGGAGGAGGCTAAATATGCCAACCATACTGAGAATGCTTTGTTGTTGTATATGGCTTGTACTCATGCCTCTAACCCAGTGTATGCTACTCTGAAAATACGCATCTATTTCTATGATGCAGTTACGAATTAATAAATATTAAATTTTATTTCATGTTGTTCCAATACATAGCTTGTACTTTCAAGTACGTTGTACAATACATGATCAACTGCTCTAATAATTGCATTAATTGAAATTACACCCAAATTATCTAAATACTTTAAAACTTGAACCCTAAATACCCTTAAGAAACGACCAGTCTGAGGGCGTAAGCTCGTCCAGATCTTGAAGTTCAGAAAACACTTGTGAATCCCCAATGCCTTCCGCAGGTTGTGGTTGAACCTGATTTGTACTGTTATTATGTCGTGTTGGTAATTGAACGGTCTCTCGTCGTGGTTGGTTATCTTGAAATACAGGGGATTTTGTATCTCCCAGATAAAAACGCCATTCCAAGCTTGATGCGCAGTGATGAGTTCCCCTGTGCGTGAATCCATGATTACTGCAGTTAATATGTATGAAGTATGTGCACCCGCACTCTAAGTCCACCCTTTTACGCCTCACTACTTTCTTCTTCGCGATGCGGTGCTGGACTTTGATCGGCACTTGAGTACAATGGCTCGTTGAGGGTGAAGAAGGTCGCATTCTTAATAGCCCAGGCTTTTAATGCCGCATTCTTTTCCTCGTCCAGATATTCTATATATGATGATGTCGGTCCTGGATTGCAGAGGAAGATAGTGGGAATTCCACCTTTAATTTGAATGGGCTTCCCGTACTTGGTGTTGCTTTGCCAGTCTCGCTGGGCCCCCATAAATTCCTTAAAGTGTTTTAGATAATGGGGATCGACGTCATCAATGACGTTATACCAAGCGTTATTAGAATAAACCTTTGGACTTAAGTCTAAATGACCACATAAGTAATTATGTGGCCCTAATGACCTAGCCCAAACTGTTTTGCCGGTACGACTATCGCCCTCAATAACTATACTAATCGGTCTTAAAGGCCGCGCAGCGGCACTCATGACGTTTTCCGAAACCCACTCTTCAAGTTCTTCCGGAACTTGATTAAAAGAAGAAGATAAAAAAGGAGAAACATAAGGAGCTGGAGGCTCCTGAAAAATCCTATCTAAATTTGATTTTAAATTATGATATTGAAAAATAAATTCTTTAGGGAGCTTCTCCTTAATAATAGCCATAGCGGCTTCAGCGGAACCTGCGTTTAATGCTTCTGCGGCTGCGTCGTTAGCATTCTGGCAGCCTCCTCTAGCACTTCTGCCGTCGATTTGGAATTCTCCCCATTCAAGTGTGTCCCCGTCCTTGTCGATGTAGGACTTGACGTCGGAGCTGGATTTAGCTCCCTGAATGTTTGGATGGAAATGTGCTGACCTTGTTGGGGATACCAGGTCGAAGAATCGTTGATTCTGGCAGTTGTATTTGCCTTCGAATTGCAGAAGCACATGGAGATGAGGCTCGCCATTTTCGTGGAGTTCTCTGCAGATTTTGATGTATTTTTTGTTAGTTGGAGTATCGAGGTTTTGTAATTGGGAAAGTGCCTCTTCTTTTTCGAGAGAGCATTTGGGATAAGTGAGGAAATAATTTTTTGAGTTAATTCTGAATTTTCTAGGAGGAGCCATATGGTCAACTAGCACCGATTGACTCTTCTGTGATTTATCCCTAGTGAATTGGGGTTCTATATATACTTAGCACTGAATGGTATTCTGGTAATTTATTAAAGTTATCTTCTTTAATTCAAATTCTAAATTTGAAATTCTTTAGCGGCCATCCGTATAATATT